ATGCAGGCCGGTGTAGCGGCCCCCCTCTGCGGCACCGATGACCTTGGCGGTGGTGTCGGTGTCATTGCCGGCGTTGGCAACACGCACCACAACCACAATCGGGTTGCCCTGGTCAGCGATGCCCTGCAGTGCGGCGCGCAGGGTGCCAGTCTTGCCGGCCTTGCCGACGGCGCTCAGCACGTCGGTAATCAGGACTGGACGGTCCAGCGGGAAAGCGTCTTTGTCTGCATCCTCGGCTGTGCCGATGACGCCAATCACGGCGGTGGAGACGGTGCGGATCGGGCGCGTGCCGCCGTTGATTTCAATGACGCGTACGCCGTGATGGTAGCCGTTGGCGGCCATGGGCTTCTCCTTCGGTTAGGGGGTGTGGAAGCGGAGTGGTACGGAAAGGCGGGTGTTGCGCGATGCGCCGCTCGGCGTGGCCAGCTGGCCCTGCAGGTCGAGGACGAACGACCCGGCCACGTCGCCGTGAGCCAGGTCGATACGGGTCAGGCTGATGCGCGGCTCCCAACGCATCAGCGCGGTGGCGGTGGCGCCGAACAGCCGCAGGCGGGTTTCGTCGTTGAAAGGTTGGTCGATCAGCTCCGGCAGAAGCGAGCCGTACTCACGGCGCTGCACGCGCGAGCCAACTGGGGTGGTCAGAATGTCGGCGATGGACTGGCGCAGGTGTGCCAGGTCATCGCTGAAAGCGCCGCTGCGGGCGTCCATGCCGATCATGCCGGCGCCCCGGTGGTGCCACCGCCCGGCTGCACGCCGGGGTGCTTGTGCTTGGTCAGGCTGATGCCGGCGGCGACCACGTCGTCGGACACCTCCGCCTTGCCGGTGATCGTCACCTTGCCTTCGATGCTGGTTGCGCCCTTGATCGTCACAGGGCCGGTGATCGTGGTTCCGCCGTCGGCGGTGATGGCCATAGTTCCGCCGGCGGGCAGAACGGCCGATAGGGCGTGCGCGTCGTGGTCGTAGCTGACCACCGCGCCATCCTTGAACTGGATCAGGGTCAGGCTGGGGCTGGTCGATGGCGCCGGGTACTGTTCGCAATACAGGCCGCGCAGCACGATGGCGTTGGCCAGGTCACCGTCGCAGCACAGCAGTGCCACCTGCTCGCCGCTGCTCGGCGGTGCCCAGGTGCGCAGCTCACCGGCGGCGGCACTGAACCAAGGCAGGAAGTCGGTATGCGCTTCGCCCGTCTGCACACGGCACAGGTGCCGGGCGTGATCGACCTCGGTCACCACGCCGTCGCGCAGCAGGTTGTTGATCTGTTGGGGCAGGGCGCTATCCATGCGCCCATGTTCCCGGTGGTTCCTCGCGCGCGCACGGAACGCGGGCGGTAGATGGGACCGTTACAACGGCGGGCGGGCGGATCGCACAGCCGCGCAGTGGTTCCGCATCACTTGGGATGCGATGCCGTCGTGTCGCTGACCGCGATTTCCACCCAGGCACCGGTGGCATCGTCATAGCCGATCGGTGCGGATCGGTCAGTGGGCGGGGCGTGATCGGTCACGGTGGCGGGCAGCGGCTGGCCACGCAGCAGCGGCGCGGCGAAGCTGCCATCGCCCTTGTTCCAGATCGGCCGGCCGCTGTAATCGGGCTGCAGCGTCCACTCGCCTCGAACGGCGTCCCAAGCGTTGCACTGCGGCGTGGTGCCATCCAGACGGAATGGCTCGGCCAGCGTGACGCCGCTCGGCAAGGGCTCGCCGAGCGCGAGCCGATTGGGGACCGGCATGGCGGTGGCCGTGTCCCACAGCATGCGGTTGCGGAAGTCGGCCACCAGCTCCCAGCGGCTCCCGTCATCAGCCAGGCGCAGCGCCTGGCACTGGCCGACGGTCTGTGCGGGCGCCACGTCCACCGTGCCATCGGGCAAGTGCCAAACACCGTCGGGCGACGGCTGCAGGCGCACCGGGCCCATGTAGGCGCGATTGGCGGGATCGAAGGCGTGGGCAAAGCGGGTTTCGGTGGACATGCTTCGTTCCTCAGTAGGTGATGCAGTAGATCATTCGCAGACCGGCCGGCAGGTTGCGGTCGCCGCCGGTGTTGTTCACTGTCACCGCATGGGTGTGTGCGCCCGCATCTGCAGCCGAAGCGCTGTGGCCGTGATCGCCCACCTGCGCGACGGAAATGGTGTGGGTGTGGTTGCCGGCGTTGTTCATGCCGATGTTGTGGGCATGGGCGCCGGCGCCGTCGGTGGTGAATGTGTGGGCGTGATTGCCCGCCGGGTTCGTGAGGGGCCAGCTGTTGTCCTGATCGACGCCGCTGGCACGGGTGCCCACCTGATCCCGGTTGCCATACTGCCCCCAGGGATAGGGCATCTGGTCGCCGAAGGGACTGATGTGCTGGTGATCACCAGACGCCGAGGTGCCGCCGTTGTGCGCGTGGTGGCCCTGCGAATCGGTCCACGTGTTGTGGGCATGATCGCCGGCGGCTGCAGCGCTGGCGCCGTGCGAGTGCGCACCGCCGCCCGCTACCGTGATGGTGTGGCTGTGCGTGCCTGCACTGGCCGACGACGCACCATGCGCGTGTCGAATCACTTCACCGTTGGTGGCGGTACCGACAGTCTCCGGCTTCTGCGTGTGGGTGACCACGGTGCCTTCCAGCATGGCCGGCAGGTTGAAGGTGGTCTTGCCATCGCCTGCGCCGTACAGCGTGCCGATGGCGGCGAACAGCTCGGAATAGGTGGTGCGGGAAACGGCCGCGCCGTCGCACAGCAGGGTGCCGCTGGGGGCGGTCCTGCCGGCGAACATGATGACCTGGCCGGGGATGCGGTTGGCCTTGGTGGCTGGGTTGAAGTTGACGTTCGTCCATAGCTCGGCCCATGGCTTCCAGCGAGTCTCAGCGGTGGTGCCGGCCGAGTCGTGGCGGGACCGCATCCAGAAGCGATTGGCGCTGCTGAAATCACTCGCGATGGCCAGACCGCGCGCATTGTCGTAGGTCGGCAGCGAAATAGCGTTTGTGAATGCGCTGGGCATCGAGTCATCCGCCGCCGCGCTGCGAAGGTGCGAACGGTAGGTGTCGTATGCGGACAGCCAAGCACTTCCGTCCTGGGTGCGGGGCGCGAATGCCACCCGAGCGGCAACGTCGGTGGCCGAACCGGCGCCAATCTCGGCCAGCGTCCACCCGAAGTTCACGCCACCATTTACATCCTTGGTGGTGTTCCCGATGGTCACCTTGCGGGAGGCGCCCCATGCCGTGCTCACGATGTTGGCAGAGCCATCGAACGCGGTGCCATTGATCGTGCGCGGCGTAGCGAGCCTGCCGGCTGTGTCGGCGTTGCCGGTCAGCTTGCCTCGGAACTCGGCCGCGTATACCCAGCTTCCGGTCGGGTTCAACACAATCTTGTTGGGATTGGCGACGTTCGTCAGGCGGAATTCCTTACCGCCGGTAATGTCGTGCAACTCCAACCCGGTCTGTCCCTCCGTCCCGCCTTGTTTGAACTGCCAAGGGCGTTCCGAGTACAGCTCGCACAGCACCTTTCCGTCGCCCGAGCCGGTTCCGATTCGGGCTCCAGCCATCTCCGTGAATCCGTTCTTGTAAACGGCCAGCTGCCCGGCGGCGTTGGCGGTGCCATTGGGCCGCAGGTAGACATAGCCCCCCGATTCGCCCGTCGGCCCCGCCCCTGCGGCGAGCACAACACTGCCAGTATCCGTTCCACGCAAGCTGCCACCGCCGAATCCCAGGTCGACGGTTTGATCACTGGGCAGGTAGAGACCTAGGGCAAAGGTCTGACGACGGCCCCAGCGATTCTCGGTTGCCTCGACCAAGCGCCGCAGATCGCCCATATAGGCGAGGGGCTGGACGGTTGCGTAAATGATTCCCTGCGGCTCGGCAGTGACGAACGTGCCAGGGCCGTGGTACGTCGTCCCGGCAGCGTTGACGACGCGCACGGCATGACCTTGGTTGTACTCGCGTTGCTGCAGCCACAGCTCGACACCTGTGGACTTGCCCGCAGCATCGGTCATCAGCACCAAGCCGAAGCGGCTGGGGCGATCAAGGGAAGAGTCGGCGCCGATCCGCGTGTGCTGCACCATGCCATCAACAACCGCCTGCGTCAGCACCGTGGTCGTATCACTGAACGTGCGGGTAGACGCGGCGATCTGCTCCCAAGCGTAGCGCGGGCTGCCGATGGCGCCATTGGTCATTTCCAGCAGCAGAATGCTGGCGCCGGGGCCGCGCCACGGCAGCGTGCCCAGCTTGATCCACCGGATCTGATTGGAGTTGCCTGGGATCGCGTCAATGGGCTGAACTTTCCCCACTTGCGGGAAGTCGGCGGCGTGCATGCCGTCGAGCGTGTCGGCGTCCAGCCCCTTGCCGTGGCCCATGTCTTTCAGCGCGGCGCCCTTCACTTCAAGGGCAGTACGGATAGCCGCGGCCGTTGCCAGGGACAACAGCGTCTTGACGAACTGGGTCGGAGCTTCGCCGCCGAAACGGTTGTTCAGCGCGGTCTTCAAGCCGCGCGGGGTCACCGCCCGAACCGCATCCGCGCCATTGGTGGTTTCGGTCCCGTCTGCCAGCTCAACCACACCGGGGACGGTTTCGGTGGCCGGCGGATTCAGGAATTCAGTGCTGCCGAACTTGATCTGCGCAGTGTCGATGTCGGCCAACGTCACGTCGGCCGAGAGCAGCAGCGTGGAGATCGTGGCCTTCTCCATGATCGCCTCGCTCTGGCCGTATACCGCAAACAGCGTGCCGTCGGACAGATACAGCCCGAAGCCACGCAGGGTGTACTTCTCCGCGCCGCTGTCCTGCAGCGTGACGTGGATGGTATCGGCCGCGACGGACTTGCCGCCGAAGGTGGTCATGCGCTTGAACTCGCCCGGTAGCTGCGTCATCGCCGCAGTAGGGGTGAAGCCGGTGGCAGTGAGGCCGATGTGGGAAATCAGCACCGAGTTGGTGCCGGTGTTGGTGGCGTTGACCAGCTTGGCGCGGCCGGCAGTGGTGATCTTCATGCGCATTGGGGGGTCAATCTCCGATCATCGTCAGGCGGCGGTAGACCGCCGCTTGGGCACCTGCAACGTCTCCGACTTGGCTGTCGGCCTGAATGCCTTGGGTGAAAGTGAAGTGCGAGCGCACCGGCTTGGTGCGGTTTACGGCGTCAACGATCTGGTGCACGAACTCGGCTGATGAGTCCTGACCGCCGTCGCCGCTGATGGTTAGAAACAGGTCGAAGGTGTGCGGCTGGCCCTGTGGTGTGGACTGCCACCACTCGCGGATCTGGACCTGACCGCCAAAGCTGGCGACCAGGTCGGCGATGCTTTTGGCGGTGCCTTTGTGCCGCTGGATCTGGAACGAACTGGCGATGCGGGCGCGCTTGATGCGCTCGGGCCAATCGCTGTCCCAGGTATCGACGGACACGCTCCACGCGAGGAACGGCAGGAACTCGGCCGGGCAGTTCCACGGATTCCAGAGCGTGTCGTGCACCATGGGTACGGCCGACACCTGAGCGTCGGCGCGCTCTACCGCGCGCTCCAGCGGCGTGGAGTTGGGTGGGAGCAGGGAAGCGGCGTCAGGCATCGGTGCCGCCGTGCTCGATCACCACGCGGGTGCAGAACGGCGCTGACTGCGCATCCACCGGCATATCGGCCGTGGGCGCCATCAGCTGCACCCGGTGGACGCCATCGACGTGCAGGGCCGAGTAGAGCGCCGACAGCGGCACGTCGCGGCCCAGGCGCTGGGTCTGCTGCAGGAACAGATCCACGCGGCGGCGGGCCTCGGCCAGTACCAGGGCGCTGTCAGGGCCGTTGAAGGTGACCAGCCGTGCCCGGATCTCGAACGGCTTGACGGTGGCTGGGGCCACGGTCACGTAGTCGGTCAGCGGGCGCACGTTGTCGTTGAGCAGTGCGGCCTCGACGATCTTCAACAGATCGGCCGATGGCGTGCCGTTGCCCTGCCGCGACAGGACCGTGACTACCACCTTGCCCGGCGACGGGCTGGCCACGCTAGCGTCGAGCACGTCCGGGTGTGCCGAGAGCGTGTGGAAGATGTAGGCGCCTTCGGGGCCGGCCACCGACAGGC